GATGAAGAAGCAATTGCTAAGGCTGGAACAATAGGCAAGTCCCTAAACGTTCTTCTTCAACGAGGGCTTATGAGCCTTGGGTCAGAAGAGGTATCTAAGGATGATCTAGACACCTTGTTGTCTGGAGACCGTGACGCAATCCTTATTGGCGTTCGTCGCGTAACTTTTGGTAACACTATTTCAATACCAGTTCAGTGCAGGTCCTGTAGGCAAGAGGATAACGCAACTATTGATTTAGTTGCGGACGTTCCAGAGCGTAAGCTCGATGATCCTATTCAAGACCGCTCATGGATGGTGGAGACTACTCGCGGAGTAGTAAGAGTAGTGCTACCAAACGGAGTTGTTCAGAAGAAGCTTATGGAAAATATGGATAAGACTTCAGCTGAGATCAACACTTTATTACTATCTGGATGTATCGTATCAATAGACGGATCACCATCAGTAGGCGCTTCTACGGCTTTGTCATTAAGCATGGCAGACCGAGCAAAAATTATTGATCAGATTCTCGACCGTAACCCAGGCCCACGCCTTGGGGAGGTGACGAAGGTCTGCAAGGCATGCGGTGAAACTATGGAACTTCCGCTTAGCCTTGTTGATTTGTTTCGTCTATAGAGAAACAGATTACGAAGCGCTTTTAGATCAGTACGAAGTGCTGACTAGAACATTTAACGGATGGACTTTATCTGACATTCGTTCTTTATCTTATAGAGAACGAGCAAACTGGGTAGAGCGCAGTCAAAGATATAAAGGAGGAGCCAGATAGTGGATAGCAAATCCGGCATGAATTTAGGCGGGGCACGGTTCTCGTCTTTAATCGCCGACCTATCTGACACAGTCGACCGCGTAAATGACAAGATGACTCTTGGCATTACGCGTGCTTCTACCTTTGCAAATATTCTAAGTAGCAGTGTTTCTCGGTTATCTAGCGTTGCAAATCAAGCCTTTGCGGGCGGCGGCGGTGGGGTTCAGTCTTCTGCTAACACCATTATGCAACAGCCTACTCCTAGATACAGTGGGCTTCTTGGACCTAATGGTCAGCCTTTGCCAAGCACAATCATGCCTCAACCAGATCCAGCACAAAACGGCGGCGGCAATAATAACAACGGAACTACCAAAATGTCTGACATGCTCTCACCAGGGCAGAAAAAGTTTGTAGCTCAAGCGATTACCGGCTATAGCTTAATGAGCCAGGCGCTCCCTGATACAAACAAGCAAGTTGGTATGAACCTTCTTACTAACCGCGCTATGGCGTATGGTCTTCAGGACCCAAATAGCCAACCACGATCCGCTAGTTTTCTACCCGGCTTTTTACCTGCACCGTTTAATAACACTAGAGAAGAGGCGTACAACCGTGTAAGCGGCGTGCAGCGTCAGTTTTCTCAACGTGGAACTGTTACTGACCCAATGGATGCCCCGCTTGCTATGGCAGCTGGTCAGCAAATGGGTATTGGTATGGCGCTACCCGGTTACGAGAATTTATTAGCTGGCGTTGGAACTATGTCAAACCTTACTCCTGGAGCTGGTTTACAAAACAGCATGGGAGCTTACGCAGCTTTGCAACAAGGCCGTAGCGTTAACATGCTTCGTAGCATTGGTATACAAATAAGAGACCCTATGACTGGCGGAATGAAGAGCTTTAAAGATATCGCCAATAGCGTTTGGGATAAGTTAAGTAGAGAAAAACTTGGCACTGAACCAATTACTAAAGAAGATCTTGACATGGGATTCCAACCTGGAAATTCTTTGGATCAACTTCTTAATAACTACTTTGGCAGTGATGAATACCTACGTTCCCAGGTAAAAGCTGCACTTTACGCAAGAGCTTCTGGTGTTGGTAAGTCATATAAAAAGAGCGAGCTACAAAAAGCTGGGTTTACAACTGAGGCTATTACTAGCTTTAGCGATCGTCAAACAAAATCTATGGAAGGTCTCCAACAAACTGCTAGAGCTGGAGCTGGAGCATTTACGGTTAGTAACAACGCCGCTGAAGCTATGCAACATGCAGCAAACGCTATGGATCGCCTAACTGGAGCTTTAAGTGGCGGTTCTTTCCTTAAGGGGATATTTAGCGGTTTTGGTGGCATGGCTGGCGGAACTCCGTCAACAATGATGGGCATGCTTTTAAGTGCTCTAGGTATTGGGACAAAGGCAGAGGGCGGATCTGTTGGTGGAAGCAAGCCGTACGTTGTTGGTGAAAAGGGACCAGAGCTTTTCTTGCCTAAGAGTGACGGCGTTATTATCCCTAATCACCTTTTAAATACTAATGGCCGACATGAGGGTGGAGGAGTAAGGCACTCTCACGCATGGGGTGCAGATCCTATGAAAATGGGTGATGTAACTGACATTCTTAAAAAAGCAGGCTTCAAAGGAGAGGGTCTACAAAACGCCCTTACTATCCTTGAGCGTGAGTCTGGGTATAACCCAAATGCCCTTAACCCTAATAAAAACACTGGAGATTATTCTTTAGGGTTGTTCCAAATCAATATGCTTGGTGACCTTTACAAAGAACGCATGAACAAAGTTTGGACAATGGCTGGAACAGGTCCTTTTGCAAACCGAAAGAAGTTTAAGTTAGGGAAGATGGAAGATCTTTACGATCCACTAACTAACGCTCGTGTGGCCTACCACATGTCAAAGGGAGGTGCTGATTTTTCTTCTTGGAGCACCAACCACTACCTTAAAGATGGCAAACCTGGTCCTAAACCAAGTCCTAGCGCATCTAGTGACGGTAACGATGATGGTAACTTCTTCTCTTCTGCTATGGGCTCACTTAAAGAGTTCTTAGGCAAGTTTGCTCCAGATGTACTATCTACCATCCAAGGTTCAAGCGGTCAAATGGGTGGTGGCGGAGCTACTAACAATAACTATGGCGGTGTTACTATTAATGTAAGCGGCGCTAAAGATCCAAAAAAGGTTGCTTCAGAAGTTAAAGACATTTTATCTAGCGGAGATCTTCGCTCATTTATAGGAGGCAACTAATGACAATTGCTAGTGGTAGAGGAGCGGTAAACCCTACAGGCGCAAGCACTGCGGGATCTAACCGACTTTTTAAAGTAGGAAAAACTGTCGTTGCTGTAGCTGGAACGCAGTTCCCGTCAGCTGGAACTAGCGCACAGTCTTTGCAAAATATAAACGTGTACGGCACAAGTTCTGTGGCTCCTGCTGACATTATTAGCCCCACTAACAACCCACAAAAGGGGTTTACTGGAGTAACGAACCCTAAAAACTACAAGTTTAATCTCCCACCTCATTTGTGGAGTTTACCTATCCGACCAATTAATGTTGGAACTCGTGAAGAGACTTTTGTAAAAAATACCACGTATGATTCTTTTCATGGGTTACGTCGTGGACGTTTATGGTTTTATCTTGGTGAGTACGACTTAAGCAAAACAAATCAAGGCAGCGTTGTGTCAACTGGGTCCGGCTCAAGAAGTAACTCAAGTGCACAAAGTAATTCAAGTTTACAAGGATTAACGTCTTCTCCGGGGGCTACTGAAGCAAACCAATATAAATCACAAACAGGATCAAGAAATTACGGATTTCAATTTCTTTGGAACCCTGAATCTATTAGTAGCTCTGTATCTATAAACATGGACGTTACCCCCACCTCAACTGACAGATTTAGATCTGTATCAGGTGTGTTTTTAGGAAGCACTACTGTATCTATAAGCGTAGTTCTTGACCGAACAAATGATTTTGCGTGTTTTAAAGGAGACTATCTGTTTGCTATAGCAGACACTCCAACGGGTAAACGAAACTCAATTCAAACATCTGAGTACTGGGCAAAGTATTACAAAGCAACTTACCCTCAAGAAGACAAATCTATTGCCATATCTACACGTATCTATGAGCTAATGGATAAAGGAACTCTAGCAGACCTTGAATACTTATTCAAAGCCATTAATGGTTCAGGAGCTGAAGGAAGTAAAGACTGGACTAACCTTCTTGGAAGAAAAACTGCAGACATTGGTTTTTTACAACCAGTGCTACTAGGAATGCAACTTGGGCCAACTGTAGATAGCCTTTCTTATGTAGGATGGATTACCTCTTTGAGTGTTAACCACGTTGCATTTACAGAGTCTATGATTCCTATACGAAGCGTTGTAACTATTAATATGCAGACAATGACCGGTACAGGATTAGCTAACGCTAAATAGGAGGCAGTATGATTTTTCAAAACTCTCGTTACGAGTACTCAGTTGTCGACTTTTTTGCTGTCACGGAAGAAGGGGACTCTAACCCTGTTGTTTTTTACAAATTTTCAAACTTAGGCCTAACATCCTACAGAGAACACGTATACGTTGAAGGCGAGCGCCTAGACCAAATCTCTAATCAATACTACAAACGCCCAGGGTTTTGGTGGATAATCATGGAATACAACCCAGAAATCACTGACATCACGAATATCCCTGCAGGAACGACTTTACGGATACCAAATGTTTGATTACATAACCGTATCATTTCCACAGGCAGATTTGCAGCCCGTTACCGTCTACAGCGCATATATCTATCAAGATAGGTACAAGCACGAAATTGCTGTGCTTACTTTTAAAGACTGGGGTGTTCTTTACGAAAGCATTGAACCCGGTTCACCTATTCAAGTAACTACTAAGAGCACCGGTAACAGTAGAGAGTTTTATGGGTACGTTCACCACGTTACTCCAAATAGAACTCCGGGTAAAGACTATGTAGAGCTGACTGCAATCGGCGCGTCTTTTAGTATGAAGAAGCCCTCACAGACAATTTATAGAGACGTGACCGCAGATGTAGTTGTAACTAAGATTGCAAAGTCTCATGGTTTTGTTTGCTATGCCGTACCGCACCCACGCGTGTATGACCAGATCGCTCAAGCCGGCCACACTGACTGGGAGTTTATGGTTAGGTTAGCAAAACAATGCGGGTACTCATTAAGGGCAGAAAATACTGAACTGTATTTCCAACCTTTGTTGGAGGATTACACAAAGTACCGCGCAGAAGCTCCCATATTAACAATGAGTGATGTTAATAATATTAACGGCACCTCTGTTTACTCTTTTATTCCATTAATTGGTGAAACAATTCCTTACAAAGACTCGCAAAAAGCTGCAGTAGCTATTACTGGCGTAGATAGATTTAACTCTACTGCTGTAAAAACTACAAAACAAAAGCGCAACAAAACCACAAAACTTAAGTTTCAACCAGAGTTCTTTGATAGGTATGAGACGTCTGTTGTAGCTACCGACTCGCAAATTGCTCAGTACGAAGCGGAAGCGGCCGATAATATTAACTCTACTTTCCCTTACAGAGCTAAGGTTGAAGTTATTGGAAACGTAAAATTGCGCCCTGATTTTCCAATCTTTTTAGACGGGCTTGGCTCCACATACTCAGGGTATTGGACTATCTTGAGTACAGAGCATTGCATTGTTGAGACTGAAAGAAACATCTATACGTACACAACAGTGCTAGAAGTAGGAACAGACTCTTTAGGCTCTACTAAACCTTGGACAGACGGCCGTAATATAACTGCTCCAAGTGCAGTTCCTACTAGAACTATAATTCCGAATGTGCGACAGACAAAAGTAAAACCTACAACTCAACTTCTTAAGCGCTCAATAGTTGCCAGCCCACAGTTAAAAGGAAGCTTTGGTTCTTTAAATAACCGAGCCAAGCCAACCGTCGGTACAACCAAAGTGACGCCTCCCGTATGGAAAAGTACAACTACTTCTCTAGAGCCACGAGTTCCTGAGATACGTAAGCCTTCTTATGTTATATCGCGCCTGCAACGAAACGGAACACTTTGATGTCATACGATAAGAGATACTACGGAGTATATGAAGGTTTTGTTAAAGACATTGAAGACCCTGAAAATAATAACAGAATTCGAGTTACCGTTCCCCAGGTTACAGGAGATGTTGAGTGGACGGGTTGGGCACGTTCTTGTCAACCTGTTATTGGTAACTCAAATCACCCCGACCATCAAGAGCACACAGCTGCTCAAATTGCTGCACTTCTAACTACTACCCCTGTATCCGTAACTGACTCTAGAGGGGATACCGAGACGGTTCCAGCGTTGACTGTTGTAGCAAAAGCAGGAGCTGGGACTTTAAAACATCCTAGAAAAGTTGCAGCAGACACAGATGAGCTTTGGAACGACAGTCAAGAAACAAACACAACGGCAGAGCACTCTCCACATAGACTGCTTCCTAGGCTCAATCAAACAGTCTGGATTATGTATATTTCTGGAGACCCTAACTTTCCGATATGGATAGGAGTACAACCATGATAGAGAAAGCCATATCATTGCCCTTCGGGTTTAACGAAAGCGGTGGGATTTCGTTTACTACCGACATTAAAAAGATTTTTCAAGACCGCGTAACAATGGTTGTCATGACCAGCCTTGGTGAGCGCGTCATGCAGCCTAGCTTTGGTAGTGACGCAAAGCTGGCTACCTTTGAAGGGATTGAAAATGCAAAAGTAACTATTCGACAAGCAATATCTGTTGCGTTTTCTCGTTGGCTTCCTCAACTAGCGCTTATAACCGTAGAGGCATACTTTGACGAAGCAGAGTCAACGTTAAATATTGAAGTTACATACAACTATGGTGCCGCCCTTGACGACACTGTAACGATAAAAACCGCTATCCTTAACAGGTCTGGAGAAGTACTCTTGGAGGTACCAAATGTCTAACAGCTACATCCCACAGGTGGACTATACGTCCCGCGATTATGCGGCTCTAAGAGAAGACATGCTTGCTCTTATCCCGAATTATGCCCCTGGGTGGACTAACCGAGACCCCGCAGACTTTGGAATGGTGTTAGTAGAGCTATTTGCTTACATGGGTGACCTTCTTAATTACTATATCGACCGTTCCGCTAACGAAGCCTTTATCACTACAGCAAGCCAGCGCGATAACGTGCTACAGCTTGCAAACCTATTGAGTTATGTCCCTACAAGCCGAACAGCGTCTACAGTTACGCTTACTTTTCAGAATAGCACCGCCTCTGCAATTACCGTCCCTGCCCTGACTCAGGTAGCAACAACAACTATCTCAAGCGCTACATCTACTCAGATTATTTTTGAAACCAATGCGGCAGTAGTTGTTCCCGCAAAAGTAGGGTCAACTAACGGTTCAGCAACTGTCACCGCTACCCAAGGTGTAACAATTACTTCTGAAGGCCCTACAGATCCAAGCGGAAACGGAGTTGGAACTTCAGATGGGTCAGTTAACCAAACCTTCCAGCTGTCAGAATCCCCAGTTATTAATAACAGCATTGACGTAGTTATAAACGGGGTTTCATATACTCAAGTTCAATACTTGATTGACTATAACAATTTTGATGCGGTGTTCTCATCAACTACTAACGCTGCGGGCACAACTTTTATAACCTTTGGTGACAACGTAAGTGGTCGAATCCCACCTAATGGTGCAAAGATTTTTGCAACCTATCGTATTG